CGATGCCTGAGAAACTAGAAAAAAGCCTGATGGCACAAGCGCGTAAAAAAGGGCTCAAAGGCAAGGCAAAAGATCGATATGTGTACGGCACACTGACCCGTATTGCTGGGCCAAAGGGCGCGCAAAAAGAAGCGACAAGCGGAAAGATTCAACGTGGCTAAAACGCCAGCTTGGCAGCGCAAAGAGGGGCAAAACCCTCGCGGCGGTTTGAATGCTCGAGGCAGGGCATCATACAAAAAAGAAACCGGCGGCACTCTCAGGCGACCAGTGAAAAGCGGTGACAATCCTAGGCGTGGATCTTTTCTTTCGCGCATGGGAGCAAGCAAAGGGCCAGATCGAGATAGCAAAGGTCGGCCCACTCGCAAGTTACTTTCGCTGAACGCCTGGGGGGCCAGCTCATCAGCTGATGCACGAAAGAAAGGCGCATCAATTCTCAAACGTAACAGAGCAAAAAAGGAGCGCTCATAATGCCTGGATATGGAATGAGTAAAACGGAAAAAATGTCTATCATGAAGCAAGCCTCGATGAAGAAGCCGAAGAAAAAATAATGGCCAAATCAACGGTCAATAAGTCTGACAATTACACCAAGCCTAACATGCGAAAGCGGCTGTTTAAATCAATCATGGCGCGCGCCACACATGGCACGGCAGCTGGTAAATGGTCGGCGCGAAAGGCGCAGCTGCTTGCGAAAACCTACAAGGCGAGGGGCGGGGGATACAAGTAAATGCACAATCCGCAGCACAGTTTAAAGATGTGGGGCAAACAAAACTGGCGTACAAAGTCGGGCAAAAAAAGCTCCGTTACTGGCGAAAGATATTTGCCAGAAGCTGCAATAAAATCTCTGTCGAGCGCAGAATACGCAGCCACAACGGAGGCAAAGAGGCGCGATAAAAAGCGCGGAAAGCAGTTCTCAGCGCAGCCAAAAAGCATCATGGCGAAAACGCGGAAGTATCGCACTTAGATTTAAATTGATGAAATTGCACCTATTCTTTTTGATTCGGACAAATGATCTGTGGAGCTTGTGCAGATATTGATGCAGCGCCAAGCGGGTGCCGTGCATTATGTAACATAACGTGCAGTAACGTAACATCGATGTCACGTTTTGCTTTATTATGTTACATAATGCTTCATTTTGACATAAAAATCAACGGGTTCGAGTCCCGTCAACCGCGCCATCTAAAATCCTTTAAAATCAATAAGTTAACCCCATATGGGGGCCTCTGGGTGCCGCGCTGGGTGCCGTGAAAAGTGTTGGGGTCACGGGGATTTGACCAAACATCCCCTTGTATTTTACGTGTGAAAGTTCTATATTTGACTTGTAGCGTCAAATGGAGGAATATCACAATGATACCGATTTCACCAAAGATACATAAGTCAAGACAAAATGTCGGAAAAGCGCCCTGGTGCGTTGATTCGAGATTCGTCTTAAAAAACGGTAAGCGCCAATTTTTTTGGACAAAAGCTGATGCGTTGCGAGAGATTGATAAATTAAATGCAGAGCATACACCAGAAGCTGCGACCTCTGATGCGTGGAAATGGACATTTTCCGAGCTGCAAAATAAATACATCACTCGTCTAAGCGATGAATGTGCGCGCGGAGAAAAATCGCAAAGCTGCTTTTTGGATCGTAAGCGGCACACCAACCAGTTTATAAATTTAATGATCGATGGAAAGCCTGTTGGTGACATGCTTGTAAAAGATCTGACCATGGGCCAGGTAGCCCTCGATATTATGGATCAGCTTCGCGTTGGCCGTAGTAAAAAAACTATTGAAAATATTTTCGGATCTGTCGGGCAAATGCTGCTCTTTGCGATTATGCTTGGTTGCCGTAAAACAAACCCGCTTGAGGGTGTTGAGCGCAAAGGTAACATTGCGAAAGCCGAGAAAGACAAAGCGAAAAAAATCGCTCCAGAAATCATTGATCAAATCATGGAAAATTTGTCACCGGAGTGGCGGCTCTATGCGCGCTTTGCAATCACAACTGGTTTGCGGCAAGGCGAACAGCGCGCGCTGACCTGGGGCTGTCTTGATCTTGAGGACAGTAAGGTAAATGTAACGCGCGCAGTAAAGCACACCACAACTAAGATCGATACGACCAAAACAAAGTCGGGTCAAAGAACTGTGCCTTTAACCCGCGATATGGTTCGCTCGCTCAAAGAGCTGTACATTCGTAGAGGTAGACCAGATGCAAAGGCTTTGGTGTTTTGTTCTGCAATCGGTACGCTGCGGATGCCCTCAAAGTTTTTAAAGGCATTGCACCGCGCCTGTGATGCAGCCGGTGTGGATCGTATTCGCTGGCATGATCTGCGTCACTTTTATGCGTCAAAACTTTTGATGGCATATCCTAATGATTTGTTTCGGGTCAAAAGCTATCTGGGTCATGCGACCATTGCGATCACACAATCAATCTATGGCCACTGGCTTGACACATCAGGTGAGGATACTGAGGCGGTTGATAGATTATCCGCGATCTTTTAAGATTAGGGGGATAACTTCCCCCTTGTCATTTATTCCGAAAGCTTGTTTTACCACAGTTTTAGTTGTTTCTATCTCAGCTCCAAACGCCGTATCCAAAACACTTTTATGAATATAGATCTTTCCACCTTCCCGAACGATTTTTAATTTTTGTTTTTCAAACAAGCGCCTTGCCCGCGCAGATGCAGCTCGGTTACTTTCTCCAAACAAAGCCTGTGCGGCCTCTTTCAAAGACAACAAAGATCCAGACATATCACCATCCCATATCATCATTGTCATCAATGATTGGCCCAGCCGGTGACGGTGGTGCAGCGGGAGCTGGTGCAGCTGGCGCTCTGAAATCTTGGGCTGGCGCACTCGCGTTCTGGTTGTCTTCATATTTATTGACATACAGCGTGATGCGATGCTTTACCGGAAAGTCTTTGGGTTCTAGCCCATCCATGCGCTCATGCACTGACACTTGTATTCCAGCACCGTGTTTTTTCATCAGCTCATAGATTTGACGCTGCGCGTCGATCTGTTCCTGAGTGCGCGGCTCATATTGTTTTACAGTATCATTCCATTTGGTCGGCATGTTGACCCAGCCGGTCAGCCGATAATGCTTATTCGTTTCGATCTGTTCAAAAGTGTGGTTGCCTTTACTAAAATGGGGCATCGAATTTTTCTCCGTTGTTAAGTTGATCAAAGCGCACCGCGATGTACGCTCTTAATTCATCTGCCCACTCGATATTGTGTTCTTGTAACAGCCTCATATTGTTGCTTTGCTTTTCGCCAAGCTTTCTAATCTGCCAAGTTTCTGTTGCCTGGCTTATTTTTGTTTTGATTTTTTCAATCCAAGCTCGCCATTGCTGATCTGGATTATCATTATTATCATTGGCGGAAGCCGGTATAGAAGCAGCGTTTTGCACATGCTCTATATTGCGACCATGCTTTTCTATTTCTTGAACGGATGCATATTCACCGCCATGTAAGCCCAGCGCCGCCAGAGCGCGCCCTACAGCGCTGGTTTCACAATTTTCAATAGCTGCACCCTTGTTGATTTGGGTGCTATTACGGATCTCCTCTGCGTAGCCTGTGGCCACGGTAAACCCGTCTGATCGTTTGATTGAACATTTAATCAGCACACGGTTCCCATCATCTACGACCAGATCTGTTTCAATCCCTGCATCAGCTCCTACCGCTTTGCGAAAAGCTTCAATGCGTTGTGCAACCATCGTGTATTGTTTGCCGCCCTTTGTTGGCACATTAGGCATTGATGCAATCGCTGCTTGGATTTGTTTAATATCCATTAGTTTAGCCCCCACATCTTGCGCGCCTCGGCAATATATCCTGGCGGTTCTTTCCAATGCAGTTTTGAAAAATCCGGTGGGTCAAGAAAATCAAACAGCTCATATTTATTGTGACAAGAGCGCAGAATATTCTCTGTCACTTTGTGTTGTTTGATTATGTCTTGCAGCACTTCCTCGAGAAAATCATCTTTGAGCTCTGGCGCATTGTCAGGTGTAAAGACTTTGTAATCTGTTGAGCTGGCATACACGATAAAGGGCGGCTTTCTGCCGTTGAGCGCCCAGAAGCCACAAGCCTGGTAAACATTATTCATATCGAAGCTAAAGGGGTTATCTTTGCCCAGCGTCTTTGGCGGTTTTACATCTGTCCAACCCTGATTTTTTGTTGGATGAAAAGGTTTTGTTTTATCTGCCTGGCGCTTGGTTGGTCGTGACCATTTGGTTTTAAGATCGCCGCGCCGCCCATAATCGGGCTTGGTAAAATGCGGCAGCGCATTACCAGGCAAAGTATTGATCAGATCTATTTCACCTATTATTCGATTATCGCCCCGCATAGCCTCACGCAGCCCCAGGACTGCGTTTTCAATTACGCCTGGCATTTCCTCAAGATATTTCTCTTTGCGCGCACTGTCGTCGTCTAGCACTTCGTGAGAGTATTCTTTGACCTTATATTTTTTTAAATTTTTTACAGCTACCTCTGAAGCTTCTGACAGGCTCAGCGTTTGGCCAAATTCTGGATCTGGTAACAGGTGTAGATCACACGCATCTTGTACAGCTCGGCCAGCTTCCATAGCAGCCGATGAACGCCCGACCGTAAAGTTGACCAGCATTTTACCGGCTCGTACATGATCGTCTGCGCGGGTTTCGTCCTTAAGAACATATCTGGCCCATTCAATGGACGGGCGTATATGCACCTTTTCAAACAGCTTTTTGCTGCGATCACCCGAGCGCGGATTGCTGTGATGAAAATATTTATGGCGGGAAGCCCAATCGGGCGTATCAAAGGACATTTTCCTAACGTATTAATCATGACTTTTGAAGTCAAATAAAAATACGTTAGAAATCTATTTTTTTGCCGATGATAAAGATACAACATCTGCGTTGGGCCAACCAAGGCCATTTTCATCTTTTATGATAATGTTTCTGAGCTCTGGCCGGTGCACAACGGCCAGCTCTGGGCTGGCCCATTCTAACTTTACATTGGACACAACTTCATCTTCTGCCTTCATATCAATTGTGTAGAGGCCTTTGGGTTGTGGGTACAAAACACCAGCCAACCAAGTTCGCTCATAGCCGCGCACATGCATAGGCTCGGCCAGCTTGCAAAGCGACATGTGTTGAAAGCACTCTTTATGCACGTATTTATTTTCAATGGGATTAATAAGCAGCGATGTCAGTGAATTATTCCAATGCTCCCAGGGGCCAGTATAATCATCTGATACTGTCCAGCACATAAAACAAACTTCATCTGTATTACTCATAAAAGCATATGCATTTCCGAATCTTTTCTCTGCTGATGTGAAATCACGAATGACAATGTTCGGATGGTGTATGTGCGCTTTACCAATTATCGGTACGGGTGTTGTTGTGAAGAGTATTTGATAAACGCTGCAACCGAGGATTTCCGCATACTCTTCCGCGTCTTTGAGCGTTATTTGTATTTTACTATGGATGTGACGCGAGAGTGTTTCGGGCGTCAAACCCTTTTCCGCAGCGACTTGCGCTTTGCTTTTGCCAGATTCGGCAATCATTTGATTTAGGTTGTTGGGCATATCTCCCATGGTGTACCACCTTGTCTTTTTATGTTAAATCCTTTTTATTAAGTATTTAACTTGTCTTTAAACGTCAAGTATTTTAGATTATTAAGCATGACACTTGATGAATTTAGAAAACAAAAAAACTGGTCATATTCACATTTGGCGCGGCAGCTTGGCGCAGCGCATGCAACTGTCGTGCGGCGCTGGTGCCTAAAGCAATCACATAAGGATCATGTCAAACCAAACCCGCGTTTCATGTCAAGAATTGTCGTGCTCACGCAGGGTCAAGTGACGCCAAACGATGTTTATTTGAGCAAAGATCTGTAAATGACCGAGGATATGCTGCAAAAATCGGTGGTTTCATACCTGGACGCGGCGTTGCCAAAGACCTGTGTTTTTCATCATAGCCCCAATGAGGGCAAGAGGCACATAAATTATATTAATCGATTAAAACAGCTCGGCACACGGTTTGGCTGGCCAGATCTTGAGATTTTTATTGATGCTCGATCAAGTCTAACGGATCGGCCAGAGGTTATTTTTATTGAGCTCAAGTTAAAACGCGGGGCTCTCAACAATAATCAAAAATCCATGCGCGATAAGATCCAGGGCGCGGGGTTTCTCTGGGCTTTGTGTCGATCAATTGAGGATGTGCATGATGTGCTGGCCGCGCATGTCAGATTACGAGCGGGGCTATGAAAGAGCCGGTGTTTATAAATTGCCCACATTGCAAAGGCGTTGGTCAACGTGAGCATTATTTTTTTATCACGCATCCAAAAGAATTTTCTGAGGGTGAGGCTGAGCCTGAGATGATCGAGTGCTCGGTCTGCAAAGGCACGGGCAAGGTGGTGCTTCATGAGGACTAATCCGTTGCTTGTCAAAAATGCTGTAAAAAAAAGAATTATGACATTATGAGGATTGAAGTGAAAATCGAACACATGATCTGGACGCTGGATCATGATGATGAAAGCGCCTGGTTTTCATTGCGCGCAGAGAATCAAAAGCAAAAGCTTTTCTCTGGCCCAATCCACCCAGGCATGGCGCGTCAAGTGCTAAATCTACACCGAGAACTAAGAGATATAGAACTAAAGATTGTCGAGCGCTGTAATGAGTGTGACGGCAGCGGATGGATTGAGGTGGAACGCATGGTGCGTGTGTCTGGTGA